TTAAAATGATATAAAAGTCTTGGCTTGTTATTCTCTGCTAATATAGGCATACCGTAAAAAACACAAGCCATTAAAACGTCTTCAAAGAATATTTCTGCTGTTTGTGGTCTAGCTATATATTCTAAAAAGAAATGATTAGCTGGTGCGTTTTCCATACTAAACTTAGTAAGACCGTGTAAAGCACCATTAGAACCTCTACCATCTACAGTTCCTGATATGTCATAACTATCACAACCAAAAGCCCCAACGTGTTCATTACCAGGGTATTTACTACCGTTTTTTATAATTACTCTATTTTGTAATTCTATTTGCGGTACCCAAGATATATTAAACCTTCCGTCTTTATTAGGTACAAATATTACTCTTGTGTCTTTAGTTCCGTTTTCCCATTGAAAACTTCCTTTTGTTACTGCAGAAGAATTATTTATTTCTACGTTATAATCTATTTGCTCGTATATTTTAGTTAGGTTAAACAAAGACTCTTTTGCTTCGTCTCTAAAAGCATGTTCCTCTGTTCTTGGAAACTGCCTGTAATATTCGTTTAACCCGTCTTGATCTTGCTTTAATCCTTCTACTTCGTTATTCCAGTGATCTATAACACCTTGCGTTATCTTTTCACCAAAGTTGTCATCAACTGGTTCTTCTGGTGTGTCAAATACTGGATGACCGTATTTATCTATAAAACCTTCATAGTTCCACTCCATTGGTATAAACAAAGAATACAAGCCTGAGCTTGTTTGACCATTAGCGTTTCTTTTTTCTACATCTGAGTTGTAGTATATCTTTTTGAAGTTTTCACCTCCTTTATCTAAAGAGTTTGATGTTGAACCCATCATACACTTACCTATTATCCTGCTACCTAATCGTAAACATGTTTTAGTAATTCTCCAGTTGTTTAGTATGTTGGTAGGCTTTTCCCATTTACCTGATTCGTCGTGGACTAAAAGCTTTAGCTTTTCACCATCATAAGAGTTATCACCTGTATTTTTCCAGTCTATGGTTGTATCAAGTCCGGATATTTCTTTAAGCTTTTCGTTATTGTCCAGCTTTTTTCTTGTGAACTTTGTCGCTGGTACTCTATAAGCCAGTTCCGTTTTTGGCCGATCCATTCCATCTTGTATTGGTTTAAAAAAGAACGGGTAGTTAACTGATATTGGAACAACTTTATCAGTGAACATCTTTTTAGCATCTGGTCCTGATTTTGATAATATACCAAATCTGGAGTCTGTCGATATTGTTGCAGCGTTGACTGTTTCACCTGATGCCATAAATGAGAATCCACTCCGTCTATTTTTAAGGTAGCACATGCCATAGCTTCTTCTATCGGCCCTACAAGCTTCCCAGAATATGTAGAACAATCTGTTCGATTCACGAAAATTGGGGTGGCCAACGTCAATCTTACTCCACTGCAAGTACATATAGTGAGTGCCAGTAATATATGTAGGCTTATCTTTGTTAATAAACCAAAATCCTTCTTCGCGTTTTTTAAATTCATCATCTATGTAACCGTACCATTTTTCTTTAAACTCGCTAGGATATTCTTCCCAGTCAAATACAGATTTTATTTTGCTTAATTCTTTAGGATATTCTGAGTATTCCCAGGTATTACCATCAAAAACATGAGGTTTTTCTTCTTTTGGTAAAGCTATTTTCAAACCTTGTATCTCGTATATTTCACCGATCTTACCTGTTTTACTTATTATAACTACGTCATGTTCTTCATTGTAACCGTACTCCCACTTGGCATACCTATTAGTTCTTTTTAAAACCTTAGGTTTTATATAGTTATCTAGTATTTTATATAAAGTTTGCTGATACATTACTTAGATCTTCCTTCAGCAAAGCCTTTAAAAGTTTTTTCTTTTGCTACTTCTTTAGGCTTATCGTTTAACATATCTTCTTCTTCTTGTATTCTTGTAAGAATTTCAAAAGCATCAAATATTGCTAACTTTTTTGTAGCGGCAGCGTTTTTAAGTCTGTCAGCTGATATATCGTCTCCTGAGTCAACAATCTTTTCTTGCGCTACCTTTATTAATTCCTCAACTGCTTTTCGCCCAGCTCGGATTATACTCAATTTCGTTTCCTTGTTGCTCATACTTAATTACAATATCATTTGATTTCATACAATATAATCGCTCTCCGTCTATGAAAAATTCATACTCACCATCTGGTGTGTAACCAACCATATCTCCTGGAGTGATTTTAAGAGCTTCTAAGGAACTATTACCGTATTTTAATATACCAACAAGCTCGCGTTCTTTATCTAACGTTAGATCGTTGTCACTTAAAAGTGGTTTTACAAAACATCTATTGTTAAATGTGTTCCAATTTTTTTTGTTTTTGTACATATAGACCTGGTCCATTGCAACAAAATATAGGTTTTCTGTAAACTTTGATCTACTTGTTTTTTGCTTACCTCTTATATCTCTAAATGTCCTAAAAACATTGTGGTGTATTACTATAGTATCACCTTCAGATATTTTAGTTTTATAAGCAAGTGGTGTTGAAATAACTTTAGCCATATTACTAACTGCTCTAAAATTATCTAAATCAGCATTAGTTACTAGGCTTTTGTCACCTACTTTTATTTCATTATTGTATTTACTATTTAATGGCTCTACAATAAAATCAAACAAGCTTTTCATTTAGTATTCTAAATCATACTCTATTGATACAGCCATATTGCAGTTAAACTTTTTCCAAGGTATTACCTCATCTCTTTTTTTGATGTGGATACTATATGAATCGCTTTCTTCGTCATGTAGTATATGGGAGATTTCGTGTCCCCCATATACTTGTTGACCAACTGCGTAGTGCATTGCATCGTTTTTATAATCAGAACCTATACTTATTTTTCTGATTATATTAGTCATTATCTTCCTCAGGAATTAGCTCGTAAGATCCATCTTTTAAATCGATGTTAACCTTACCGTATTTTTCTTCAAGTTCCTTTTTAATAACTTCCATTTGCTCAGACTCTTTAGCGAACATTGTTACTAGGTCTGCTTTACGCAGCTCGCCAGCACCAATCTCTCCTTGGATCTGTACCATTTTGTTATTAAGCTCAGTAACTTGCTTAAGCTCTTCCGGGGTTATTTTGCTATTTTCTTCCATTTTATTTAATTTAATTGTTTTCATTTGTTTTTATTATTACCTATATTTTTACCTTTTTCCCACGTTCTACCAACAAAGTACGCACCGTACACGGTTACTAGTAGTGATTGAAAGATAGGTATATAAGTCGGTTCTATTGTAAAACCACCTATGTTACCATCAAAGAAAGCACACAATGTAAAGATAACTGTTAAATACACAATAATCAATGGTCTTATGTTTTTTGATAAAAAGCTATCAGACTTCATATCAGACTCCCATCTTTTGGTAACTTGTTGTTGAGCTTCACTATCTGCTTTTAAAAGTATTTCTTTAATAGCTTTTTGAGCATTTAGCTTCTCTTCTTTTGATGTTGTTAAGTTATCTAGCACTTCGCCAACTTGCTTGACTACGCCACCACTTAACAATTGTAATAACTTACTCATGCTGTTTTATTATATGCTTCTTTTTCCCAAGGTAAATTTTTAGCTCCCTCAACCATTGTGGCTCTAGAGTATTTTTTACCTTTCCAATAAACATAATTATTATCATAATTAAGATCTCCTCTTTCCATTTGGTCAAGATGAACTTTTTCATGAGCAATAGCTCTTTTTTTGTCTTTTGCAGACAAGTCTTTGTCTATTAAAATAGAGCCATTATTATTAGCCTCTCCCATTACGCCTTGATCAAGATCTCTCTCATATATAGGTGTATTGCAAGTGCAAATAGGAGACTCCATTTTAAAAGCCATATTACTTCTTCTTGTAAAGTTTAGCTGGAGACTTCATCATTTTAAGAGCAGAGTGCTTAGACATCCAAGATCCACCCATTTTCATTGGTGACTTTTCACCCATTTGCATAGGAGATTTACCAGCCATTTTAGCAGGAGTCTTCATCATTTTAAGAGGCATATCTTCAATAAGATTACTTCGTTCTTGAGCAGCAGATTCTCTTTTCATTGGAGATTTAGCCATCTTCATTGCAGACTTATCAGCCATCTTCATTGCAGATTTGTCAGCCATCTTCATTGCGGATTTGTCAGCCATTTTATTTGGTGATTTCATAATTGTTTTTAATTTTTATTATTTATTTATCGCGTTTATAATCTTTATCTGCACGGTGCAGTTGATTTTTTGTGTCATAGATTAATTCTCTATCGTGAATCATCTCTTGCTTAGCTCCTTTATCACCAGCCTTATATTTTTTATCAGCTCTGTGAAGTTGGCCTTTAGCGTCATAGATAAGTTCTCTGTCGTGAACCATTTCCATTTTTCGTGAATGACGAGCATTACCCGAGTATTCACCATAGTGTCCTTCTTCCATATTTATTATTTTACCATTTAACTTTATCAGCCCAATAAGCAGCTGACATTTTACCTTTAGCTATATTTTTTCTATGTCTAGACTTAAAGGATTTTCTTTTTGCTTTCATTTTTGCAGACTCTCCGGCTTTAGGTTTACCAGCGGTGCTAGCTCCTTGTTCGCCAAAACGTATAATCTTTTCTTTACCATTAGCACACGCTTTTACAACGTGAGACTTTTTAGGATGTGAAGGTGTTTTCTTTGGCTTATTACAAGCCATATTTTTCTTTACTAAT